GAAGCAGTCAACTACACACCCGTAGAAGTGGAGAGTTTGCTGTGACAATAGCAATAGCAAACCCTGATACGCCCACAAATGTCAATCTTTGGTGTACTGTTGAGGAGACTAGGGTTGATGGTAGCATCAAGTTCTATGTCATCAATGGCGCGTGGAACGGTATCCTGTACATGAACGGCACCTTCAAAGTGATTGAAACAGGCGAGTTCTTTCCGGGCATCAAAGTCTGGGAAGGTGATGTGCCTGGTAAGCCTGGCGCACAATGGGATTACAATGAAGCAATACACTGGATCAATGGGGAACTGAGCAAGGAAGGATACTAAATAGCAGTATGATATATTCATTCATTGACACAGAAACCGAAGAAGAGTTCGAACTTGAGATGACCTATGATCAACTCAAGACGTTCTTAGAAGCAAACCCACGCTTCAATCAAACGTTTCGTATGAACCTGGGAGACCCGGTTCGTATGGGAGTGACCAAACCGCCCTCAGACTTCCAACGACATGTCTTGGGTAAAGTCAAAGAGGCACATCCTCTGGGCGGTGCTGTAGAAAGACGATACAGTATACCTAAAGAATGGTAAAAAACAATAGAGTTCACACTAACAGAGAGAGTGGTCGCAGACGCGATTCACTCTCTTTTGCTTTCAAAGGAGACAACATGTCAAAGAAGCCAAAGAACAAGCCACAGAACGTAGTTGAGAAGAAGGCGGCCCACTTTGAGTTGAGAACCATCAAACCTCTCACCCCAAACCAAGATAGAATGTTCTCCGCGTACAACCAAGGTTATCACATCATGGCCCATGGTTTTGCCGGCACAGGTAAGACATTCTGTGCGTTGTATCTGGCACTCAATGAGCTGTTGACAAACGACTCGATTTACTCTAAGATAGTAATCGTGCGTTCCGTTGTTCCTTCCAGAGACATGGGATTCCTTCCAGGTTCTATGAAGGAGAAGATCATGGTCTATGAGGAACCCTACCGCGAGATTTGTGACAGTCTCTTTGGTAGAGGTGATGGATACGACATACTGAAGATGAAAGGTATTGTCCAGTTCACAACCACTTCATATCTTCGTGGTTTGACCTTCAACAATGCCATCGTCATCCTTGATGAGAGCCAGAACCTGTCGTTCCAAGAATGCGACACGGTGCTGACCCGTATGGGCGACGAAAGCAGAATCATTGTATGTGGTGACTACAGGCAGACTGACCTACACAAACCACATGAGCGAGAAGGTATCACGCAGCTGATGCGAATCACCAACCGCATAAATACATTTCAGTCAGTAGAATTTGAGAAAGATGATATTGTGAGAAGCGGACTTGTGAAGCAGTACATCATACAGAAACACGAACTAGGACTGTGAAACACAAACACCACATCATACCACGACATGTTGGGGGGACTGACGATCCCTCCAACTTACTCGAACTAACCGTTGAGGAACACGCAGAGGCCCATAGAATACTCTACGAAGAACACGGTCGATGGCAAGATGAACTGGCGTGGAAAACCCTATCTGGTCAAATAAGTTTAGATGAAGCATCTTGGAAAGCATGGAAAGAAGGATGTCGAAAAGGTGGATTATCTTCAAGAGGTCGCAAGCATAAAGAAGAATCAAAAAGAAAGATTTCTGAGGGTCGTATCGGTGAAAACAATCCGATGTATGGTAAGAATCTCTCGGAAGAACATAAAAGAAAACTGAGTGTAAAGAATGGTGGTGAAAATAACCCCATGTATGGTAAAAAACACTCAGATGAAATGATAGATTATCTTTCCGAACAACGGATAATCAGACATAAAAACGGATCTAAAGAGGGTCACCACTCTCCTCATACGGATGAAGCGAAGGAAAAACTTCGTCGTGCCAACAAAGAGCAGTTTAGTGATCCGGTGAAAAAAGAGAAACATCGACAAGCCATGATAAAATGGAATGCTGAAAGAAAGAGAAAGGAGAGGTAGTATGCCAAAACTGGTTTTGATTACCGGCGGATTTCGATCCGATTCATTCGGGTCACATTGAGTATATCAATGCCGCCAAGAAACTCGGTGACTACCTGTTTGTAGGACTCAACAGCGATGATTGGCTTACCCGTAAAAAGGGTAAGCCTTTCATGCCGTGGACGGAGAGACATATCATTCTATCAAATCTAAGGAACGTGGACGATGTATTTGCTTTCGATGACTCTGATAACACTGCTATTGACGCTATCCGTAGGATACGCGAAGAGAATCCAGACCAAACGATTATCTTTGCAAACGGCGGCGATAGAACGAAAGAAAACATACCGGAGATGAACTGCGGCATTGATGATGTTGAGTTTGTCTTTGGTGTAGGCGGTGAGAACAAGAAGAATAGTTCGTCATGGATTCTCAAGAAATGGAACGAACCGATGAGAACAGACGGATGGAGCAACAAATGAAGACCTTCAAGCAACACAAATCAGAAAAAGAATCTTGGCTAACTTCTAAACGTCAACAGTTTTGGAATGCGATGGATGAAAAGAAGAAGCGTGAAGATGATGCTGCTAAAGATGAGAAGAAAGATAAAGATAAGTGAAGAAGTTCAAATACGTTGAGGGTATGCCCACACTACACCCTCTTGATACTGACGAAAGCACCGGACAAAGGTTCTACATCACACCAAGTGGTAACAGACTTCCTTCTGTCACAACCGTGCTAGGTCATTTCAAGAAAGATTCTTTACAGAGTTGGGTTGATCGTGTAGGTGTCGAGGAAGCGGAACGAATCAAGAATCGTGCTGCTACCAGAGGAACCAAGTTTCACGCCCTGATGGAACGTTACCTCAAGAATGAGGAAGACTTCCTTGACGGTGTTATGCCAGACATGAAACAATCTTTCCGTGACATGCAGGAAACACTTGACTTAATCGATGAGATAGAGTATATTGAATGTGCGTTATACAGTGAAGCACTTGGAGTTGCAGGAAGAAGTGACCTGATTGCTGAGTTCGGTGGTGTTCTTTCCATCATAGACTTCAAGACTTCCAAACGTCTGAAGAAAGTGGAATGGATAGACAACTACTTTGAACAGGGTACAGCATACGCAATGATGTATGAGGAACTTGTTGGAACTCCAGTTGATCAGATTGTCATCATTATATCCAATGATGAGCATGAACATCCTCAAGTCTTCGTTCGTGACAAAGAGCAATACATTCAGTCATTGCTTGAGAAGATCCATATTTACAAACAGGATAACAAAAATGTACCTTGAGACTTGGATGATCGCCACACTGATTCTGTCGTTCGGAGTATGTGCTTGGTTAAGCAGACGGAGTGGTTTCACATACGGTGCTATTACAACTCTTCAGATGCTTGAAGAGAACAGACTGATCAAGGTTGAAGAAGATGGAAGCATCAAACGTTGGGCACCATACAATGATGTGCCCGTAAAGAAGACAAGGACTAAGAAGGTAAAGTAAGATTATGAAACGTTATGTGATTGGTGATGTGCATGGTTGCTATGATGAACTATGTCTTCTCTTAGATAAGATATACGATCATGCTGATGGTGATCCTCGTAAGATCATCTTCGTCGGCGACTATGTTGATCGCGGCCCAAACTCCAAAGAAGTTGTTAATCAAGTCATGCGAATGCAAAAGAATGGTCATGTTGCTCTCATGGGCAATCATGAAGACATGTTGCTTTGCGGTGAGTTCATGTATGCAGAGGCTACACTTCGTAGCTTCAATGCGTCACTCATGGAGTTGCCTGATTATGTGACCGATTGGATGCGTACACTTCCCAAGTATTATGAAGATGACACAATCATCGTTGCTCATGCTGGTGTGAATCCTTCATTCCCTATGGATCAACAGACTGATCAAACACTTTTGTGGTTGCGTTACAATAACAATGTGCCCGCGTTTGCGGATAAGCACTTCTATCACGGTCACACCCCATTCTTGCAAAAGAATCCAGAGGGTGCTATCGACCGAACCAATGTAGATACCGGTTGTGTCTATGGTGGTTACCTGACTGCCGCGATTGTCGGTGCTGATGGAAAACCCGAAGGTTTCCTGCAAGTGCCGCAAAAGGGTGGTACTTTTGACATGAGTGACGCACTGGCCCGTGGCTGGGAAGTCTAAATAGAGAGATTGTCATAGAAGGAAACTGAAAGACGAACTGGACCGGGGTTCAAATCCCCGCACCTCCACCAGAAACACATCAGACGGGATCACAGGTTGGTTCGAAACGTCTGGGTCCGATATTAGATTATCGAACTATGTCTAACTGGTGTGTTTCTGATGGGGGTGTTACTGGGAATCGACAGGCGTGAAATAGGTGACTGGAGACAATAGTAGGCGACTACTTCAAGCGCAAAACTACAAATGCAAATGATAACATCAATGCATCTCGTTACGCCCTAGCGGCCTAACATGAGCCCGGGGAGAGCTTGGAAACAGAATCTCCCCACCTTACTTACACACAAACACACAGGAGACTAAAATGACTAAGACACCTTTTGAGATTCGCCTTGAACTGCTTGCAATGGCACAATCTATTCTGACCGAGCAAGCAATGAATGAACGAGTTCGACTTGAGAATGATTGGAGTTTGGCGCGAGAGAAGGCATCCATTGCTCTATCTAATGGGGACATGAACGTTTCTCTACCTCCATTTCCGGCAGTTCCAAACATATCATCCGACAAGATCATTGCTCTGGCGGAAAGATTGAACAACTTCGTTTCTACCAAGGACTAAGTAGAAAGGTGGGGTTTCGGCCCCACCTTCACCTAAACAGGAAAACATGATGTTATGAAAAAGTTCTACATGTGGTGGATATCTGTATTGCTAATTGGCACTGGTGTATTCTGGGCCAATCATATGGGGTTCATCCAGACAATCATTCAAACCGACATTACCTACATCACCTCTATCATTGCCGCAATGTTCGTTGCCGCAAACATATCCTTGGCACACTACACATACCATGCCGATGCTGCCAACTATCCTCAAGAAAAACTCTCAAACGTCTTAGACATGAACTGGTTCCTTTCCGAAATGCTGATGGCACTCGGTATGCTTGGAACAGTCATTGGTCTGATTCATATGCTTTCTATCGGTTTCAGTGGTGTTGATACATCACAAATGCAAGCAATGCTTGGTAACATGTGGCAATCTATGGGTCTGGCACTCTACACCAACGCGGTCGGTCTTGCAGCAAGTATTCTCTTGAAACTGCAAGTCTACTTCCTGTCGTATGGTGAATCTCATGAAGAGAACTAACCGTAAGTTTGACTTTCGCACAGCATTCATTGACGTTCTACTCAATGTCTTGACCTCCATCATTTTCATCTTTATGATCACAACTCTGGTCATGCAAATGGCAAAGATCGTGGAAGAAGGTGTGATGCGTAAGGCAGACTACATTGTTACCATAACATGGGACGACTCCGTTGACTGTGACGTTGACCTATGGATTCGTGACCCCAATGGTGCAATTGTATCCTTCAAGAACAAGAGTGCTGGACTGATGGCTCTCGAAAGAGACGACCTTGGTTTTGCCGGTGATACTGAGCAAACACTCAGAAACATGCTCGACCAGATAACGTCTGGTGTGACCAAACCTCGTGAACCGGACCAATACAATGAAGAAACAATCGTCCTTCGTGGAACTGTTCCTGGCACATACACCATGAGTGTGTTCCTGTATTCATGTCGAGTCATTGAAAATGGCCAGGCTGTCAAGGTCAAACGAAACGCACCATTTGCTCTTGATGTGGAAATGAAACTGATGCGAATCAACCCATACAAGATCATGAAGACCAAGGTCGTTTCATTCAACAAGATGACCGAAGAACTGCCTATCATTGAGTTTGATATCGATGAGAAGAAGCAGGCATCACGATTCGCCGACTCTTCTGTGAGAATCATAAGATTGGAGGAACTTGTAGAATGACCGGTGCTTATCTTGTCCTAT